GTCAGAAGGTTTTGGATAATCCTGGTAAAAGAAACACCCCCCTCGTAAGTGAGGTCTCCACTGTCCTCGGTGGAGAAAACTACCAACCCGCTGGGTCGAGCGGGTTGAGGCTCCCTTCGGAGCAGCAAGGCCACGTTGACTTCAACAATCGCCCAAGCGCCCCTGCGGCTGCTGGGTTCGACGTTGTCGACGTTCTTGACCGAGAGTCCGAACATGACTCCAACAGCTCTTCCTCTGAAGAGCAATCACTTGAGGTGCCGCCGAACCCCAATCGCGACACCCCCGCTTCCCAATACTTCTGTTGGGTTTGCGGTGTGAAGTCCGCCAGTCCCGCCGACTATAAACAGCATTGCGACGGACGATCGCACATCAAGAAGATGAATGAGTCGCTGAAGACTACCACGACCCCTGGTAATTCCAGCGCATCATCATCGTCCACCTCCGCCCCCGCGCCTAAAGGTAAACAGCCAGCTCGCTCTGGAAAAGCCGAGAAACGCGCCAAGGAGCTCAACAGCTCGCTCGCAGATGCTGCGGCGAGGCTTGTAGCCACCGGCGACGCCGCCAAAGCTAAGAAGGAAGAACTCCACGACATGACGCTTGCATTGAAGGGCGCCCAAGTCGAGGTCATCCAAGCGGCCGTCAAGTCCATCTCCGGCGATAAGCCTAAGAAGACTCTGCGCCCGGCTTCTGAATCCTTCTTCGTCGCTGCCCCGCGTCTCAACCGCGGCTTCTTGGCTCTCTGCCTCCTGGTGTGTATGGCTAGCATGTTTTTCAGCGTAGCCTATGCCGCCGAAGGAAACTCCAACTACACCGGCGAGCCCCGAACGAGAAGCCCCGCTGAGCTTGACTTCGACTTGACCTCTGTCTACCGCTGGTCCGCCCAGTACGCGATCCGATGGACCAAGGATTCGATAGCCGTCCTGAGTCCGATCATGGACCAAGTCGCCAACACCACCGACCTCCTAACTTCGTTAGGGCATTTCGGCCTCCGTGCCCAATTCGCCATCAAGCAATCACGAGATGAGCTTGAGGACGCGATGAGACGCCTTAAGAAGAGATTGGAGTGCGTTGAACTCAACCCCGGCCCCGGCATAGGAGACCCCATTCCACTCCCCGCACCCTTCCGTAGTGCGCTGGTGAATGGCGAGGTCACCTGTTGCGGAGCCTGCAGCTCTTGCCGCGACAACGGACTCCAGTCTAGCGATTGCGCTTACGACCTGCACTGGTTCGAAGGCATCCAGAACATCGTGGTTTGGTGTCTCGGAACTGGTCCCAACACTCACGTCGAAGTCAACGTCGACAACTACGAAGCAGACTTCGAGTTGACGCAGACTACGCCCATTTTTTGGTCGTGGATACCCATTATCTACGAAGATTATTGGCGCACCGACGAGTTCACCGAGTACCCTCGCACCACGCAGCAAGAACACTTCGATCACCTCGGAGAACCGTCTTCGAGCGACGACCTTTCTGCAAGCCTCACCACCCCCTTCAGAAGGCTCACGGCTGCCCTTGTCGAGAAGAAAAGTGATTTCCTCGCGTTCCTCATTCCCACGCTTGTCGCCGTTTACGCTTTCTTCGCCATCCACCCCACCCAACATCCGGCTATCGTTTGGACCGCTCGCAACTTCAGTCTTTTGCTACCCGACGCAGTCAACGGCACCACCTACGATGTCTTCAACTACTCCATGCCCGAGTCTATCATGTCTTGCGAGGTAGCGGGCTTCGACGCCGAAGCCAATTGGTTCGGCGCCATGGCCTCGATGTACCACCGCTTCTGCGTGATGACCACCACCTACATCTACAATTTCGACTGGAGCTACCAAACAATCGCCCTTTACGTTGTCGTCGCGTTCGCCGTTGCACTATACGGCAACTTCTACGGTTACGGCGAGTATTCGGAGGAGCTGGCGACTCATTTCGCCCGGATGCTCCGCGATACACTCAGCAGCCCCCACAACCCGATCTACGACAGTGCAATGCTGAGGTGGAGGTTCTCAGGCTTCGACAATACGGACTTTTTCTTTGTTCCCCGCGAGCTCGTACACTTAGACAACTTGGTGCGTCTCGCCATTGTCGTTGTCGAGAGTTTCTCGCATCTCCAAACAGGTTCCGGTTGGTCCTTCCTTGTACCCGCCGCGGCACACGCAGTTTTCCACGTCCTCCCTTTCCACTTCGCCTTCCCGACCCACCTTGCCTACAACTACGTCATCCGCAACTGCACCAAGGATAATTGGTCATTGCGCTTCGAAAACGAGGTGCAGGCTGTCGGTACTGGTGGAATGCCCGCCGACGACGCCCGAACGTTCGACCGTGAAATTGGATCCGTCGACTACGCCAACGCCATCCGCCGCGCCGACGCTGTCTACATGAACGTCCAGACCATAAGATTGTTCGGCAGTGACTACATCTACGCCATATGGACCACTCGTGAGCAGACCCTTTACTCGCCGGAACTCTACACCCACCTCAACTCCATGCGCGTGAGCGCTTTGGCGACCGACACACCCGAGTTAGTCAGATCACGCCTTGAGGCCCTCTCAAGGTCTTTCACTGGCTTAGGAGAGAATCGCGCCTGGGCACATACCCGCTGGGCCACCAACACACTCGAACTCGCGTTTGAATCCATAACGCGCCAGAATGCCAGCCACACCTCTAGAGCCAAGCCGACCACTCGCTACGTCTACGGAGCCATCGCCGAGACCATCGGAGCCTACACGCCCACCCTCCCGACGGTCAACCCTTTCCAGCTGAGAGCCAAGAAAGGTGTCAGTTTGCTCCACGAGGTCCGCCCCCTCAGTAAACAGATCTTCGCCGCCCCGGGATCCTACGTCAAGGTCGAGTGCAACGATCCACTCACCGCTCTCGCTGGTGCCGCCAAAAGGCTCCTTCCCGTCATGCCCAAGCCAGACGCGGCTTTCACCGCCGACATGCCAGCATTCGCGATTCAGTTCTTAAAAGATCGCGGCGTAACTCCCATAAGTCCAGACGCCGACCTATCGTTTGAGACCTGGCTTGCGGAGCGCCAATATCCGGAATCCAGGAAGCAGGAACTCCGCCGCGCCTGGGCCGAGCGCCAAGTCCCGTCTCATAAGGACTGCGACGTTGACAGCTTCATCAAGGATGAGTTCTATCCGTCCTACAAATGGCCGCGGTGGATCAATGCCCGCTCAGACGTGTACAAGAACTTCGTCGGCCCTGTCGTTGCCGCCATCGAGAAGAAGATTTTTGCTCTCCCCGAATTCATCAAGAAAGTTCCTGCGGACAAGCGCGCTAAATTGATCAACGACACTCTCTCCCACCTCAAGGGCACCGTCTATGCCACCGACTATACCTCGTTCGAGTCCACTCACACCGCCGAGGTCATGGCTCTAGTCATCATTCCAGTCTACTTGTGGATGACGTCACTCAACCCCAGAGCCCGTGAGATCATGGAGTTCCACATCCGCGTCCGATCCGGACCTCAGACCCTAAAATCCAAACATTTCATCCTCGTCATGGCTGCAATCCTGATGAGCGGTGAGATGGACACCTCCCTCAACAACGGCCTCTACAACCTCATCGGCTTCAATTACCTAGTCTGGAAGAAGTGCAGAGCCACTGGAACCCAGTTCCCCGGGTACCAGTATGGATTTGTGGAAGGTGATGACGGACTCTTCGTCGTACCGCCCGTCGTCAGTCCCGACGACGAGGACTTCAGGAAGATTGGAGGCGACTGCAAGGTCGAGCGCCCCGAGAGCATCGCCCTCGCCTCCTTCTGCGGCAACATAACGGACCTCGACACAAACACGCTCCTGACGGACCCAGCTAAGTTCCTTCACACCTTCTGCTTCACTTCGAAGATGGATGCGAACGCCAGCCCCAAGCGCATGCTCGAGCTCCTGGTCGCCAAGTGCATGTCTGCCGCCCATCAATACAACGGATGCCCAGTCATTAGCCCCATCTGTTGGAGCCTGATCCGCAGATATGCCGACGTCGACCCCACCCAGATGCTGACCCGGAACCGGTCCATGGGAGCCTGGATGCGCGAGGCAGCCCTGGCCGCCACCACGTACGTCAAGAACCACCCTGAGATCCCCGTCTCGTTGTCAAGCAGAGTCCTCGCAGAGCGTCTCTTCAAGATCCCGGTCGCAGAACAGATACGACTCGAGAAACTCGTCCCTTCCCTCAGCCCCACCGACACCTACTCAATCGGATTCTTCCCTCACAAGGATGTGGACCATTTCAACGGCCACAATGTGGATTCTCACCCAACCGCTGTGTACACTCAGCGGCGCCAGCACTGGTTCCACGGTTACTTCACCGCCAGTCTCGCAAGCGTTTGCAACCAACGCCACGTGGTATGGTTGGCCACAACCACATACGATTTGATTCTCTCGTTCCTTGTAGAATCGATGAATGTCACACATTCCAAAGCCCCCAAACCCGCCCCCCAAAAAGCTGCCCAACAGCAAGCGGTACAACCCAGCCAAGCCAAAGTTGAAAAACTTGCGCACCTTCGGTCCCGACTTGCAGTCCATACGCCAGCAGCTCGGTCTGTCTCATTCGGAGTTCAGCGCCCTTCGCAGAGCTCTCCACGATACAGAGCACGAGACCCACAAGACGGAAGTCCAGCACGAGGAGGACGAAAGTTGGCTCGATTGGGCCCTAAGCGCGGCCAAGAAGTACGGTCCTCAGCTAGCCGAATTGCTAGCCGCCTCTCTGTGAAACCAGAGGACCTTCCCCGCACAAGCCCCGGCCCGACCGCCCAGCTCGTCGACCCTGCATTCTACGGTGGAGCAGTCGCTAACTCCTCGGTTTACGTTCACCCCATGAACGCCACCGGGTCGAGCCACGACATCCTCACCGTCGAGACCCACTCTGGCAGCCACACCCCCGCCTCGCACAGCATGTCCATGAACGACGCAGGCACTATCGTCGTTACCGGCCACGAGCTCCTGTCCGCCATCGCCATTCCCCCTGCGATCGGTGGAGCTACGAGCACTGTCCCCCAAGGTGGCGTCCTTGCCATGGTCCCTGCCAACTTGCGTCTCCTTGACGGCTCACGCGTCGCCAACATCATCGCCAACTACGATCAGTTCCAGATCCGCTCGATGACGTTCCAGTACACCCAGGCGACCAACCTCACCCAGTCCGGCCAGCTCATGTTGTCCTACATCAACGACCCCTCTGACCCCATCTTTGTTGAGACTGGCTTCAGCGCCCTGCGCGACGCCTACTCTCGTACCGGATCCAAGCTAAGTTCCGTCCGCGA